GCTCGCGGGCCCAGCGCAACACCACCGGCTTTAACGTCAAATTCATCGCCACCACCAGTTTAACGGTTCATGCGGAAATTGCCAGCAGCAGATTTTTGAGAGAAAAAAAGCAATGGCGACCCTACCGGGAATCGAAAACGGTTTTAGGTTTTTTAAGAAAATGGCAAAAGCCTCAATGCAATCAATGATAGCAATGGGTTTATGAGTTTTTGCGGCTTGTGTTCCCGGCGGGTAAATACGGCATTGCGGCGGATAATCTGTAGGAAACTGTAGGAAACTTTGTCCCTAAACTGTCCCCAACTTTTGACGAAATCGAGAAAGCCCAATGTTTCCGGCCTCCGGGGGTGGGTTCACAGCCCATACTGACATTTTGGCTGCCCGGCCGGTTGCTTTCGGTGGTCCGGTCCCTTCTTTAAATCTGGTCTCCCTTGGCGGCTGGGCTGGCCGTGGCGCGGCTATGGGTGGTCCGGCTTCCCCGGAGTGGCTGGCCATTCGTTCCGACACGCCAGCGGCCAACGTGGCGCGGCAATCGGCATCATTGCCCGGGCTTACGGGAGAAAGTCCGCATTGGCGAATTTATCCCCCCATTAGTCGGCTTGGCTTGTTTGGGCACCGTCACCCTCATCTCAGCAGCAAGCGGACTGAAAGGGGGGCCTACAGGCAGGATTGACCGGATTATCCCCTCGCCGGTCGCCGTGTCGTTGGAAGCGTTGTAACGACCTATGAGCCGCCGCGCCCAGGCCATCCCGTGCAGGAATTCAAAACCGCGAAGGTAGCCGCCCGCGCCTCAAAAGCCGGGGTCCGCAGGTTCTCAGGCAAAGGGGGGGCTTCGCAAAGGGGGGTTTTGGGGATTGGGGAATTACTTTTAATAGATGATTCTTGAATATCACCATCAATCCCCTTTGGGGGTAGGGGGTTAGTATTCTCAGAAGTAATCTCTGAAGTAGTCTCTGTATGTATAGATTGTCCGTTTGTTACACCACTGTTTGCCCCTTTCGGACAATCCAGTATGCCCCTTTCGGGCAAACTTGGTTGTCGCTCCAGATACAGGGCTTGTTCTAGCTCATCCTCGTTTACCTTGTACCAACATTTGGCCGGTATGCCCCTTTTCTCCATCTTTAGAAAACGTGCGCAATGCCTCCGCGCAGTTTCAAGTTCCTTGCGGCTCAATCCAGTTTCATCCTGCCAGTCCTCCTGAGTCTTCCACCACCAGCCATCGGAAGACGTGACCCGTTCCTGCCAATAACAAGACTGCGACAATAAAACCGCACCAGTCACAGACTTTGTAAGGGTAACAAAAATTCGCTGAAACCCAATCGGACGCCCAAGCAACTTGCAGATATTCATAATTCAAAAATGAACTCTGACTCTGCTAAACCGGGAAGGTCGGGGAGACATTCCCCAGAGCCAGAATCCAAAAGTTTGATGTTCATCCTCGCCCGGTTTAGCAGGTCAGCGAACACAAGATGTTTACACCAGGTCCGGGAATTGCGCAAGGATTTATTTTTGTTGCTGCCCCGGACAGATTGGTTTGCGATATTCACAATTTAAAAAGGACCCCGGCCTTGATGAAACGGGAAAAGGTCGGGGAGACATTCCCCAAGACCGGAGTCCAAAATTTTGATGTTCATCCTCGCCCGTTTCACCAGGTCAGCGAACACCCGAAATTTACGCCCACTCCGGGAATTGCGCAAGGATTTATTTTTCATGGGGTCAATTTCAGTTGCCAAACCTAAAGTCCACATCCCTATCTAAATCAGAATCGCCAACAGTGTCAAAACACATGTCGCTACCCTCGTTGCCAAAGGTTCCGTAGAACCTGGTCGAGGTGGCCGTTTGCGTTTCGGAAAATAACGCCTCGCCTTTTGCATTCCGGGACCGTGATCGTTCGCCTTTGACAACGTGTCGACCTACGGATTTCCATTGTTCGTAGGTTCGCATTTTTTTGCTGCGCAATGATTTCACACCCCCACAATAGCAGCCCTCCCGAGAATGTCCAAAAAAAAATGAAAATAAATGTGGACGAGGTGATCGAGTCGTGGTATTTTCATTTCCAGAATGAAAAAACAATCTATCCCACAGTTGCCCGAGACCAGCAGGCTCTTGCGTCAAACCGACGTGCGCGCCGCCCGCGCCTTGATTCAGTCCGCCATGAAAAGCCGGGGCGTTACCATTCGCTCCCTGGCGGACGGCATGGACATCAGCAAAAGCTCAGTGGGCAATTTGCTGACCGGCAAGGGCGAGTGGTCCCCGGCCTTGTGGTCGAATGCGTGGACGTTTATTTTTACGGTGCCCTTTAGCAAACCACAACCAAAACTATGAACGAACCAATCAACGTCCCCGCAGTCGTAAACCAGGAACCCCAGCAGCAGGTGCAGCGGTATCAGCCGGACGGCCCCCGCGAACTCGTCCCCTCCACCCCGGCCCAAGTCTCCAAAGGACTAGACGCCATCCGGGCCATCATGCGTGAGTGCATGGTGGACGGCCAGGACTACGGCAAGGTGCCGGGGTGTGGCGACAAGGTGGGACTGTTCCAACCGGGAGCCCAGAAGCTTTCCATGACCTTCCAGTTGAATCCCGAGGTTTACCGGGAGGAAGTCACCGATTACCCGAACTTCCACCGCGGCTATCGGCTGGTGGTCCGGGTGGCGAACGGCCCCAAGTACGCTGACGGCGTGGGGGAATGCTCCACCATGGAAAGCAAGTACCGTTTCCGGACAGCCGGAAAGGTGTGTCCGGAATGCGGCAAGGAAGCGGTGCTCAAAAGCAAGAATGCCGGGGATGGGTGGTTCTGCTGGTTCAAGAAAGGCGGCTGCGGTGCCACATTCGCCCCGAACACCCCCGGCAGCAACAAAATCGAATCCCAAGCCGGCGGGAAGGTGGAGCACGACAACCCCGCCGACTTCTGGAACATTGTGCGCAAAATGGCGTTCAAGCGGGCGTTCGTCCATGCGATCATCAACGCGACGAACACGAGCGAGCTATGGAGCCAGGACCTCGAAGATTTGGCAGCCAACGGAGTGGTGAAGGGCGAGGAAGCCCAAAATGTTCTACGTAGAACAATCCAAGAACCGCCGCAGCCCACAGCCGCCCCTCCGACACCCCCCGCACCCCAAAGCCGTCCAGAGGACGAGAAAGAGCCCATCAAATTTCCAGACGCGGAAGTGACCACGGAAGCAGTGTTGACACGGTGGCTCCGCTACGATGGCAAATCCTCAAAGTCTGGCAAAGCGTACGTCCGGCACACCCTGAAACTGGTCGATGCTGACGACCGGGCCTTTGAAGTGACCACCTTCGACGGGGATGAGCAGTGGTTGGAAGGTGCGCGGGCGAACGGGGACCGACTCCAAGTGACCCATAAAACCGGCTACAAGGGCAAAGGCCGGGAGTTGGTCAGCATTACCCAAGCTGACGACCTACCCACGTGATCTATGAACACTTACGACTTGAACGCCGCCTTCGACACCCTGCTGCAAGCCAGACAGGCCGACTCAGGCACCACAGTTGAAATGGAAAAGATAACTGTTGCCGCCATGGAACTGATGATTATTGCCCGCCAACTGGCAAAAGAACGCTATAGACAATGCAGCCCATGGCCCCCACTCCCCACCATCACCCCGACCACCGTCCCCCTCATCACCAAGGAGGAGTTGGATCAGTTCATGGAGAAGTTCTAATGAAAACTCCAAAGACGAACCATAAAGAAAAGAGCCTCCAGGAGACGCTGAATGAAGCGTTCGAAGCGGCCACCCTAGGCGGTCCGTGCCCTGGCCCTGACTGTGTGAAGGTCCACAACGTCGCCACCGGCCAATGTCGCTGGCTTCGGCTGCTCCCTCTGCCAGCCGACGAGCCTTTGGAGTGGCTGCAACCCATGGGACACAGCCAAGACACCGGCCATCGCAATCCCGGAAGCCGGTCAATGGATGATGGGACGATTTAAGACCAGATCAATCTGACCCATGAAACCCACCCCCAAGCAACCACCCCAAGCGAAGCCAGAGGACGCGCTCCTTCCGCCGAACGATCCCAGAGCTGAAGCCGGAGTGTTGGGTTGCATCCTCATGGACTCTCGGGAGTGCATGGACGATGTCGTGGAACGTCTGCCGTCAAAAGAATGCTTCTATGACACCGCCCACGCCATCATTTATGATGCAATGCTCGACCTGCACAGCCGCCAAAAACCGGTGGAAATGATTGGCCTGCAATCGCTCTTAACGAAAAGGGAGTGTCTTGAACATGTTGGGGGAATTTCCTACCTGCTGCAGTTGGAAAACGACATCCCCACCATTGCCGCTTTGGACTTCTACCTGGAAAATGTCGAGGCGCACGCCATCCGCCGGCGAGGCGTGGCCATCTTCACAAACCTGGTACGGGAATGCTTTGAATCTTCATCCGACCTGCCGGACCTCCTCGATTCAATTGAGCGACAGGCCCTGGCCCTCCGAACTGGGAGGGCCGCCGAGATCAAACCGCTGCCAGGTGTAGTGGATTCGGTCATGCGTCAGATCGAGGACATCACGCAGCATAAAGGCATCCCAGACGCCATCCCGACCGGCTTCCCCGGCCTAGACCGGCAACTCACATCCGGGCTCTGCGGGTCCAAGATGGTCGTCATTGCCGCGCGGCCTAGTGCCGGGAAAACGGCAATTGCAGCCAACATCATCGAACACGTCGCGATTGATTGCAAAATCCCGGTGGCCTTTTTCTCGCTCGAAATGGATGCGGAGGAATTGGTTTCGCGGATGGTCTGTTCGCGGTCCGGGGTGAATTTCGAGGACTTGACCAACGGGAGGCTGCACCCTAACGCTCCGCTCGCCATGGTCCGATCCTCCAATGACATCCGCCGCGCCCCCATCCTCATCGACGACACTGGCGCCCTGAACGTGAATCAGATCAGGGCGCGTGCCCGGCGAATGGTTCAACGCCACAAGGTCCGGCTGATCGTGGTGGACTACCTGCAACTCGTGTCCGGGGAGAAGTACAAAAAGGAGAACCGGCAGCAGGAAGTTGCCGACATTTCCAGTGCGCTTAAGGGACTCGCCAAGGAATTGCGCATTCCCGTGATCGTGCTCGCCCAACTGAACCGGGAGATTGAAAAGGACAAAGGGCGGTGCCCGCGATTGTCCGATTTGCGCGAGTCGGGGGCCATCGAACAAAATGCCGACGTGGTGATCATGCTTTGGCCGCAACCAACGGACAGCGTTGATCCTGACGGAGACGAGCCAAGCGAAATCCCGGTTAAGTTGTTCATCGCGAAACAGCGCAACGGGCCACGCAACCGTTTTGTTCCCCTGGTGTTTCAGCGGCAATTTACGCGATTCGTGAACCCCTCAAAAACAACCGAAATAGATGAAAGTGACATTCCATTATGACCCCATTCCTGACCCCTCTTTATTGCCTTGCGGCGTTCGCCGTGGGCTTCGTAGCTGGCACCATAATTGCGTTTGTTTATGTAGGAGCAAAAGCTATTCTGCGGCGAATCCGGTACAATTTCGGTAAACCATTAACAAAACAACAAAATGCAACTCATTACATGAAAATACAAAAACTGACCCTCGACAACGAGGACATCAAGAAGGCCGTCCAAGCGCATTTGGCGACCATTGGAATTACGCTGCCCGTCCACTCGGTCCTCCATGAAAACAAGTGGAATGACCACGAAGTTGTGTTCGATTTTCAGGTAAAAAATAACCTAATCCAAGACGATAAAAGCCAATAATAAATCACCGTGCAATAACAAAAGAAACAACATGAAAATAAAAGAACTGACCATCTCCACAGCAGAATTGAATAGCGCCGTCCATGCCTACCTGCGAACCCAGGGTATCACCTTGCCTGTAAAGGAGGTGCGCAAGAGATACTCGTTCGATGAGGATTGGCATGTGGAATTCGTGGACCCCGACAAGAAAGTCGTTGAGCCGGAACCGGAGACGGAACCGGAGACGGAGACGGTCCCCAATGTCATCCCCGCGCAGGATTAACCGCGTGTGTTCAAAGTGTTACCAAACCCGGTCGGCCCTGGAGTCGAAAAGGACCCCCATGAAGAACTCGTCTATTGGGCGACAAGCGACTCCGGGCACCCGCCGTATCGAATCGACATGTCCGAAAACGGGGGAGTGGGTCTTTGTGCCTGTCCTCAAAGTTTCATCAAAGGCAAGTTCTGCAAACACCTCGCACGCACGCACATCGCTCAGAACATCGCCAACAACCAAAAAATCATAAAAAACCGTGAGAAAGCCCAGTAAACGAAAAAGCCAACGACAAATTGACCGCGATCGCATCTACATTACGATTGCGACGCGCTTCATGCTGGATCACCCTATTTGCGAGGCCTGCCGAAAAGTGCGCCCAGGAAAGCCACTGCGATGGACCGATCACATCCATCACAAGCATGGAAAGATCGGAGACCTGCTGTTCAACGAACGGTTATTCATCGCTGTTTGCCGCGATTGTCACCGATGGATTCACGACAACCCTGACAAGGCCCGCGGCTTGAACCTGCTGGCACCCAAGGGACAATGGAACACCCAACCACCAATTTCCGGCAATTCCGCCGGGAACTCGAAACAAAAACAACCATAGATTAAAGTCTATCAGTATTCCGGGGGCGCGACCGGGCAACGCGCAACAAAACATATGCCAGTTCAAGAACAAGAAAATCCAGCAGTCATGGCCGAGCGCACCCGTCAATGGGAGGCCAATCAAATTGATGCCGAAATCCGCACCGTCAAGGATTTGCGGCAAAGCATCGACCTGCAAATTCAGCGCGTCAAAGCGTTGTCGCCGTCTCGGGAACGTGCCCTTGTCATCACCAAGCTGCAAGAGGGCGTTATGTGGCTTGGGATGGACCTGAAGCGCATCAACGAGGCAAATCCGGGCGCGTCGCCCAACCCCTACCCCAACAGCAAAGACCCGTCGAACACTAAAATTGAGCCAACCGCCGACGGTTTGAAACTGTAACCCACCCCGCCGCCTGTCGGGCACCACAGGCACCCTTTTACCATGACGCCTAAACCCAATCACCCGTGGAGGACCGTCAAGCACCCCGTCGCCTTCAAACGCTGGCAGGCCGAGCAACGCCGCAAACGATTTGCCCCTGAACCCGAGGACAAAGTCGTCTGGGAGTCCGGCCAAATGGTGAACGCCTCCGAACTCCAACGCCAGACCATCGAAAAGGAAATGGATCGGCAGCAGTTCAGGAGCACCCAAGGCTTTAGGTCGGTGCAAAACTCACCTTAACTTAAAACTTGGAACACGTTTCCTAAACCACATAGAACAATGACCCCAATTTCCCTTTCCGCTGGCCAGCCTGTCCGGTTTATTAGCCGCGTGCGCCGGATGGTGCCCGCGCAGCCGCCAGGACCGATGCGGAGGGGGAACATTTTTCTCCATGAACCACACTGACCCAGTCAACCGACCAGCGCACTATACCGAGCACCCAAGCGGCATTGAGTGCATCAAAATCGCCATGCACGAAAATTTCTGCCGTGGCAGCGCACTAAAATACATCTGGCGAGCCGGGAAAAAAGACCCCGCCACGGAGGTGCAGGACCTGCGAAAAGCTATCGCGTGCCTTGAAGTTGAGATTACACGGCTGGGAGGCAATGTGTGAGCCTGCTGCCCGACAACCCATCGGAATCGGTTAAACGCCTGAACCAGCACATCTACGGGACCCAGGTGACACCCCAATCCATCGCCGCGGCCAAGGTGCCCAAGCGCATCCGCCAAAGCTCGCAACGCCCCAACAGACTTGAAACCGAGGGACTAGCCTATCTGAAGGCCACCCGCCCACACGATGGCTGGCGCACTCAGTCGTTGCGGTTCCGGTTGGGAAACGGAATCTGGTTCAAGCCCGACGCCACCAACACCATCCTGAACATCATGGTCGAGTTCAAAGGCCCTCACGCGTTTCGTGGAGGCTTCGAGAACCTGAAAGTGGCCGCCTCGCTGTACACCGAATTCATGTGGCTGCTCGTCTGGCAATCCGACGGCCAATGGCAAGAGCAGATCGTGCGCCCCTGATTGACACCAAGCCCGGAATGTGCTAACTGTGAATGTGAGCACGCTCCAATGTGGTGGGGTTGGCTGGGTTTGGACTCGTTACCAGCCAACCCCAATTGCCATCATGCGGTTGGAGGCTGTTTCTCACTCGCACCCCGCAACGTCTGTGTGATCCAGGCAGACAATGTGGAAGGCAGCGCCGACCGGACCCACCCGGCTTTTTCCTGCGCCGTCACGCGAAGATGCACGACGGATTTTTTCGGTTGTCCGCTTGTGAAAGGCGGCCTTCCTCGACCGCGTTTTTTCTCAATTTTCTTAATTTTCATAGATTTTCCGTTCCGCTCCCGGCGTTACAGGCCGATGGCCCCCCGGAGAGTTTAGCCCCGGTGAGGTCGGCCCCGGTGAGGTCGGCCCCGGTGAGGTCGGCCCCGGTGAGGTCGGCCCCGGTGAGTTTGGCCCCGGTGAGTTTGGCCCCGGTGAGTTTGGCCCTGGTGAGGCCGGCCCCCCGCAGGTTGGCCCCGGTGAGGTCGGCCCTGGTGAGGTCGGCCCACCAGAGGACGGCCCCCTCCAGGATGGCACAGCGCAGGATGGCCCTGGGGAGGCCGGTCCCCCAGAGGTTGGCCCCCTCGAGGTTGGCCCCGATGAGGTTGGCCCCGGAGAGTTTAGCCCCGGAGAGGTTGGCCCACCGGAGGTTGGCCCCCCGGAGGTTGGCCCCCTCCAGGTCGGCCCTCCGGAGGTCGGCCCCCCGGAGTTTGGCCCCCCGGAGGTTGGCCCCGGAGAGGTTGGCCCCGATGAGGTCGGCCCCGGCGCGGACGGCAGCGCTGACCGCTGCCGCCATGCTTTCATGCTCTCCGCTGTACAGCGGAGAGCCCGTCGTTGAAAAGATTTCGATTTTCATAATTTTTCTCGTTCAATTTCCCGGTTCGGCCGGGACCGGCGGGCTAACCCGCGTTGTTCTCAGTTCCGCCTCCGGCATGAGCCGGGAGCGGGAGTGAAAGCCGGGATGCGCTCCCGGCGGGCGATTCCGCTGGCAGTTATTTATCACAGCCCGAGCATCACCAGGGTCTGCGCCCGCTCGGTATTGATCCTCTCTGCGCCCGACCATCCATCACATCGCTGCGTGAGATGGCGCTCGATGCGGCTGATTTGTGCGCCGGTGAGGCGCGTATATGCGCTATCGCGCAGTGCCCACGCCTCCGGGATTAGGCCGATGCAGTCATGCCCGACCAGCGACGCGGCATCCCGGCCCTCCTCACCGACGGCGACACATCCACCCGCCACATGTGCCGCCATACCGAGATACCGCGCTTGTTGCAGGCTCATTCCCACCATTATTTTTGGACTCATATTTTTTTCGTTCTCTTTCCCGGTTCGGCCGGGGACCGGCGGTTGCCCGCATGTTTCAGTTCAGCCCCCTCGTTGTGAGGGAGCGGGAGTGATGGCCGGATGCGCTCCGGCCCGGCGTCACAGGCCGATGGCCCCCTGGAGGTTGGCCCCGGTCAGGTTGGCCCTGGTGAGGCCGGCCCCCCGCAGGTTGGCCCCGATGAGGTTGGCATCGCGCAGGTCGGCCCCATCGAGGTCGGCCCCCTCGATGTTGGCCCCCCAGAGGTCGGCCCCCTGGAGGTCGGCCCCGATGAGGTTGGCCCTCCGGAGTTTGGCCCCGGTGAGAACGGCCCACCGGAGGTTGGCCCCGCGCAGGTTGGCCCCGATGAGGTTGGCATCGCGCAGGTCGGCCCCATCGAGGTCGGCCCCCCGGATGGAGGCCCACCGGAGGTGGGCCCCCCGGAGGTTGGCCCCCCGGAGGTTGGCCCCGGCGAGGTCGGCCCCGGCGAGGTCGGCCCCCTGGAGGTCGGCCCCCTCCAGGTTGGCCCCGGCGAGGTCGGCCCCCTCCAGGTTGGCCCCGATGAGGTTGGCCTCGGCGCGGACGGCAGCGCAGACCGCTGCCACCATGCTTTCATGCTCTCCGCTGTACAGCGGAGCGCCCGTCGTTGAAACGATTTCGATTTTCATAAACTTTCCGTTCTCTTCCCCGGTGCGGCCGGGGCCCGGCGGTTGCCCGGCTTTTTGGTTAATTTGCAAACAAGAGCCATAATCAGGCAGGGTTGAACCATTTGGGCCTTGAATTGGCGGGAAAAATGTGGAGTCTGTAATTGTTTTGAACCGCAAATTGTTTGGCCTCGGCAAGGGTTTCAAACGAGCCTATCGCGAACTTTTCGCAGTCGGTCAAATGCCATCTGCTGTCATTGCCCGACTGTTCACAGAGCAGGGTTTCTCTCATAGTTTTTGCAATTGTTTCCATATATTTTTTCCGTTCTATTTCCCGGTTCGGCCGGGGACCGGCGGTTGCCCGCGTTTTCAGTTCCGCCCCCGACGACATGCCAGGAGCGGGAGTGAAAGCCGGGCTTCCCCGGCGGAGGGGTCACAGGCCGATGGCCCCCTCGAGGTCTGCCCTGGCCAGGTTGGCCCCGGTGATGTTGGCCCCGATGAGGTCGGCCCCGGTGAGGTCGGCCCCGGCGAGGTTGGCGCCCCGGAGGTCGGCTTCGCTCAGGTCGGCCCCCCGGAGTTTAGCCCCCCGGAGGTTGGCCCCGGTGAGGTCGGCCCCCCAGAGGTTGGCCCCCCGGAGGTCGGCCCCCCGGAGGTCAGCCCCCCGGAGGTTGGCCCCGGCGAGGTCGGCCACGGCGAGGCTGATCCTGGCGCGGACGGCAGCGCTGACCGCTGTCGCGCAGGTTTCATGCTCTCCGATGTATAGCGGAGAGCCACACACATGCAGTATTTCAATTTTCATAATTTTTCTTTCTGCCGGTCGCCCGGCTTTTTGGTTATTTGGTTATTTGGTTAAATTGTGGGGTTAGTAACCTTCCCCAGCCGGGAACGATCAAGCAACCGGCAAAGTGATTTCTGCGGCTTTGAAAGCCGGGATGCGCTCCCGGCGGGCGGACTACCAGCAGCTCAGCAACCCCTTGGTAGGGTGCTGCACAGCAAACACCCCCCCGTCGTCAAGCTGCACGATTGGAAGTCCGCCGCACTCGCGGACCAACCCGACCAGATCACGCCGAAATGACCACCCCTGGTGGTCGTCTGCGGTGGTTAATCCTCCGGCGACAAGACGCCGAAATTTAAACCCGCTCGGAATCAGTGCGGGTTCGAATTCTCCAGGCGTTGAATCGCAGGTCGTCAACGGAACCAATTTGTTCATGTTTTTCATATTTTCCCTTTCAATTTCCCGGTTCGGCCGGGGACCGGTCAGAGGCTGTGCCCTCCGACACACACAGTCTCTCACAGTCCGACAATATTGTCTACACTTATTTTGATTTATTTTCGCTCTCATAATACCCCTGTGAACATTGATCAAAACGAATGTCGTATACGACGACAACACACAAATCCACAAAGAAAAAACACCCCGCGAATCAAAACGTCGAACTCGTCAATCCCGAGCAGTTGATCTACACCCTCGATAAAAAGAAGAAATTGGAGATGGAACTCACCGTCCGGGTGGGCCACGGCTACTGCCAGAACGACGAGAACAAGAAGCCCGGCCAGCCACCCGGCAAAAATTGCCCACCGAATCCCCCATCCCCAGGGGATACAATCACACCAACCAGCCAGCCCCAATCGCACCACGACCGTCCTAGAGCGTCCCTGCCCGGCACAAATGCGCACACCGCGAGAATTGCACGAAAAATGCAATGTGGGCCAAACAAAGCGCTTAATGGGTCATTCCGCGATTCTTCCGCCATTCTTCCGTGTTCCGGCTCTACAACTAGTTGCCCGTTGCTGCCAGTATGAACGTGCAGGGTAAACGGGCCGATGCACCCGCCGTGGTTTTCTGCCCGGCCAATCTGGGATTTTGCCTTTCAATGTTGTATTTTCTGGTCCGCCCCGACCTGAATTCAGCATCACTTGACAAACCGCGAG